CTTTGGAAAAAAACATCTTACAATACATCTGGCGGACAACACAAAACAGGCGGAACACCTTTAAGAGGTAACTACGCAGGCATAGGTATGACTTATGATGAAGATAACGATATTTTCATTGGTAAGAAACCTTATGCTAGTTGGACTTTAAATGTTGCAGAAGCAAGATGGCAGTCACCAGCAGGTGATGCTCCTGCTTTAACAGCAGAACAAACTTCACAAAACGAAGCTGGAACTCACAGCTGGTCATACAACTGGAATGAGTCTGGTCAATCTTGGGATATAGAAAATAGCTTAGCTTAATTTATGCAGAAGGTGGTACTGTCGGAGATTAGTTTAATTCATGGTCCTGTCGCCATGCCTAAAGGTTTTGAAATAGACAGAGATCAAATCAGAAACGACATCATAGAATCCTACGTCAAAAAAAATAGAATAAACAATAATCCAAAAGCATATTCTTTTGACGATTATGCTGTGCCTTTTTCACAACCTTTACAATGGATGCAAGACTACATAAGAGATCATGTTAGATTAGAACATGGTTTTACTTTAGTTAATAAAAGTATGCATGGTAATGTTATGCACCCTAAAGAAAAATCTTGGACTAGAAATCAAGTTGAACCTGTAGATTTAAGAAACTCACCTGATTACACAGTTATTTATGGTGTTGATGTTAAAGAAAATTCTTCTGAATGTATTATTGAATATGATGATAATAGAAGAAAAAATAGAACTTGGCACATACCTATAAAAAATAATGAATTTATAATGTTTCCTGCTACTAATAAATATTCTTTTTCACCTAATACTTCTAATGGTTTAAATATAATTCTAACTTTAAATTATGAATTTATCTAATTATTATTGGTACTTTGAATCTGCAATACCACCAAGAATTTGCGATTTAATTGTTAAGTATGGTAAGGCAGAAAAGAACAGAGAGATTATGGCTATTACAGGTGGTTATGGTAGGGATAGAGATTTAAACAAACAACCTCTCACCAAAGAAGAAGTAAAAGATTTACAAAAAAAAAGAAATTCAAATATTGTTTGGATGAACGATAGATGGATCTACAAAGAAATACAACCTTATATACATCAAGCAAATCAAAATGCAGGTTGGAACTTTGAATGGGATCATTCTGAATCTTGTCAGTTTACCATATATAAAAAAGGTCAGTATTATGATTGGCATTGTGACAGTTGGGATAAACCTTATGTAGAAGAAGGTCCAACAAAAGGTAAAATAAGAAAATTATCTGTAACTGTAACTTTGACAGACCCTAAAGAATATAAAGGTGGTGAACTAGAATTTGATCTAAGAAACTTAGATCCTGATAAGAAACCTAACTTAAGAAGTTGTACTGAAATATTACCTAAAGGTTCTTTAGTTGTATTTCCTTCTTTTGTTTGGCATAGAGTTAAACCAGTAACAAAAGGAGAAAGGAATAGTTTAGTCATTTGGAATCTTGGCTATCCATTTAAATAATATGAATAATATAAAACAAGGCGGAAGTAATAAACAAAACAAAAACCATGTAAATTTTAAATCTGCATTTTATTTTCAAACACCAATATGGATCGCAGAAGCTCCAATGTTTTTGAAAAACGCAACTAAAGTAACAAATAAATATATTAAGAAAGCTGATAAACTTCTTAAAGATAAATTAAAAAATGAACCAAAATGGAAAAAAGATATAGGTACATTTGGTTTATCAAAACATAGTGAAAGTTTTTCAAATGATCCTAAAATAAAAGACCTAGTACAATTTATAGGTCAACGATCTTATGAGTTTTTGGATTGGCAAGGATTTAATTTACAAAATCACAGTTTACACTTTACAGAATTTTGGGTGCAAGAATTTAGTGAAAAAGGTGGTGGTCATCATTCTACACATCAACATTGGAATCAACATGTATCAGGATTTTATTTCTTAAAATGTAGTGAGAAAACATCTTATCCAATATTCCATGAACCAAGACCTGGTGCAGAGATGACAAAACTACCTTTAAAAAATCAATCACAAATTACAATGGGAACTAATCAAGTACATTACAAACCTAATCCAGGAACAATGATTATTTTTCCAGGTTATGTTCCACATGAATTTGCAGTAGATGCAGGACTAGAACCTTTTAGATTTATACATTGGAATATTAAAGTTGTTGAAACAGCAATTTCAAAAGAAAGGAGTAATAATGAGCTTCCAAAAAAATAAATATTGTGTCATCAAAGAAGCTGTACCAAAAGATATAGCAACATTTGTTTACAATTATTTTTTATTAAAAAGACAAGTTGCAAGAACTTTATTTGATCACAGATACATTTCTAACTTTACAGAAGAATGGGGTACTTGGGCTGATCAACAAGTTCCAAATACATATTCGCATTATGCAGATATAGCTATGGAAACTTTATTGATGAGAACTTTACCTATTATGGAAAAGAAAACAGGACTTAAGTTAAATCCAACTTATTCTTATGCAAGAATATATAAAACAGGAGATGTGCTGCACAGACACAAAGATAGATTTAGTTGTGAAATATCTACAACATTAAATCTAGGTGGTGATTTGTGGCCAATATATTTAGAACCTAAAAAGAATGTAGGTATTCCTGATGGTAAAAAAATTACTGTATCAAGCAACAACAAAGGAACTAGAGTCGTTTTAAAACCTGGTGATATGCTAGTGTATAGAGGTATGGAACTAGAACATTGGAGAGATGAATTTCAAGGTAACGACTGCTGTCAAGTTTTTCTACACTATAATGATCAAAAGTCTAAAAATGCAAATCAAAATGTAAATGATAGAAGACCGCATTTAGGACTACCAGCTTGGTTTAAAAAGTGATAGAATACCGATTGGGGTAGGCAATACCACCAACCACCTTGCCTATCCCTTTTAATTACTATGGCTAATATATATAAAAACGCACAATTTAATTTAACTACTACTGCTATAACAGATATTTATACTTGTCCTACTGGTAGAACAGCTTTAATGAAAAATGTTCATGTAGCAAATTATGGAGCAGGTAATGTTGTAGTTAAAGGTCATTTATATGACAATTCTGCAACAACTGGCTATCAAGTAGATCAACACACTTTAGGTGCTGGTAATTCACAAGACTTATCAGATGGAATTTTAGTATTAGAATCAGGAGATATTTTTAGGCTGGAAGCAGGATCTGCTAATGCTATAAGTGGTAGTTGTTCAATTTTAGAAATATTTGACGAAAAAAGTCCTTAACAAAGATAAGATATTAGTGTATTTATGGAATTAGTTAGAATACCTGTCAAAGAACTTGATAAGGTTTGGGCAATCGTAGAAAAAGATATTAAAAATGCTCTAGCTTATTCAAGTCAACTTACTAGCTCAGATTTTGTTTTAAATAAAACCAAAGAAGGAAAGTTTCAAATTTGGGTTTTATGGGATAAAACAAAACCTACATCAGTAGAAAAATATTTTGGTGTAGTCGTAACTGAGATTATAAAAAGACAGTTAGGAAAAGTTTGCCACATATATATTATGACCGGTAAACAAAGACACAAATGGCAACATTTAGTCAAAGACATTGAGCAGTTTGCAAAAGACGAAGAATGTCAAATGATGGAATTAATTGCTAGACCAGGTTGGAAAAAAGTTTTAAACAATTTTGGTTATAATATGACTCATGTTGTATTAGAAAAAAAAATTAAACAAGAGGAGAAAAAATGAGTTTTGGAGGAGGATCATCAGGAGGTGGTCAAACAACTACACAATCAGTTCAACCTTACGCAGCAGCACAACCAGCATTAAATCAAATTATTTCAGAAGCAGGTCAACTTTATGCTCAAGGTCCACAAGCAGCAGGTTATGTTGCACCTACAACTCAAACTTTAACAGGTCTTGCACAACAAGAACAATTAGGAACAGCAGCACAACAACAATTAGCTGCAACTCTTGGCGGACAATATTTAAATCCTTTTTTATCTCCTTTGATACAAAAATCTGCTGGAGATATTTATACTAATGTAGCTCAACAATTTAGTGGAGCAGGTAGAACACCTACATCACCATTAGCACAACAACAAGTAACTTCTCAAGTTGCTCAAGCTGCTTTACCTTTAGCTTTTCAACAATACGATGCTGAAAGAGCTAGACAATTAGGTATTGCAACAAGAGCTCCTTCATTATTACAAACAGGTCAACAATTAGAACAAATACAAAGACAACAAAACTTAGCACCAGCTCAAGCCTTACAACAATATGCTGGTTTAGTTTCACCTATTGCATCAGGCTTTCCTGTAACAGCAGGTCAAGTAGATACAAGAGCAAACCCATTAACAACTGCAGCAGGTGGAGCATTAATAGGTTCTGCTATTCCTGGTGTCGGACCATTAATAGGTGCTGGAGCAGGATTATTAGGAGGATTACTTTAATGGATAAAATAAGAAAGATCATGTATGACTTTGACATTAAGATACAAAAAAATCCTAGCAAAGCCTTAATAGGAATGTTTATAGCTTTTTGTTTAGTTATTATAATTTTTGGAGGTTAATATGAGTTCAGGTTCAGGATCTGATTCTGGAAGTTCAGGCGAAGTAACAGCAGATTACTATGGTCCAGATTCTTCATTAGTAGATGAAGTTGCTTTAACTGGAGGTGGTGGAGATAGTGGTGCTGTAACCGCAGATTATTATGGTGGTGGTTCTACAACATCTCCTACAACATCTGTAAGTGGATCAGATATAGATTCTTCTTATAATGCTAGTGATGCTTATTTTACACCAACTCAAGAACAAACATTTGGTGATAAAGTTACAGATTATATTACAAGTGGTGGTTTAATAGGTGCAGGTATTAGAACTGTATCAGATATTTTTGGAACACCTGAAAATCAATATGCTGGTATTACCGGTGAAGATGTATATGAAACACCTAGTCAATATGCACAAGATGTTTTAAATGTAGATTACGATACTTTAGATTTAGAAAATCAAAGAT